ACGATATCAGTCAAAGGCTGTTCGTCTCGTCAACTACAAAGTGCGTCAGAATCGAGAGGTGGTCGAGGCGAAGGATATCGAGGAGATCCTTGATTCCATGTACCCCGGGGGGTCTTGGCGGGTGTGAGACAGCGTACACCGGGAATCGGACCCGGGCTTTAGCCTTGGAAGGGCGATGTACTACCACTATACTATGTACGCGCGGGGAATTCATCAGGTGGGGTTCGAACCCACGAGGTCTTGCGACCATCAGATCTCTTTTTCAAGTGAAAATCTTTTCACTTAAGTCTGACTCCTTAGACCAACTCGGACACTGATGATGTATCAGATGGGGTTCGAACCCATGCAGCTTACGCTAGCAGATCTCTCCAAGTGAGAATCTTTTCACTTGAGACTGCCTCCTTAGACCACTCGGACACTGATACGAGCGGGAAGTTATACAACTTCCCTTTTTAAAATTTTATACACCCGTCACCTTGAAAAAGACTCCAGTAGAGCCAAAACCTGCGTCGCCGCGCTCCGTATCATTTGAAGCACCATCCACCTCGACGACATCAGCCACCTCGTACTTCTCCAGTACGAGCTGAGCGATGCGATACCCAGGCTTGATAACAAATGGTACACGCATGTCGGTGTTCAGAAGAACCACCTTGATCTCACCACGGTAATCTGGGTCGACAACACCCGCCAGAGTATCCAGACCATGCTTCACGGCCAGTCCAGAGCGAGGTGCAATGCGACCGTAGGTTCCGGTAGGGAGCTTCTGAAGACCGATTCCGGTGGAAACAACCACGCGCTGACCCGGGAACACCACGTAATGGTCGACACTGTAGAGGTCGAACCCGGCTGCGTCTGCGGACCCACGTGAAGGCAGGATGGCGGTAGGCTGAAGGCGGACAACTTCCATTCTGGTATATCAATGCGCATCTTCTTTATTAGTACACACATACATTGTCTTTAGCGCATTCAAATCGGAACAAGAAGTAACTCGTCTGATCCATCGTCTGTGGGAGACCAGTTTCACCATCATAAAACGAAATTTTAAGCGTCTTGAGCTGACGAATGGGATTGATGTACTCGACATCAGTTGGGAAATCTGCCAACGATCTCCATACGACACGGTAATCTGGAGCAGCAGTTGCAACATTTGATGTTGGAATCGTGACAAATGCACGCTCTACAAGACCCTTGTTGGAAATTTGCGTGTCTACACCGACATTAGATGTCGTACCATCAAGACCAACCGTGTATGCAGGTCCCGCACGTGTTACAAAGTTTGAAACGAGTTCTTCGACGTACACGTGGCAAATAGCATTGCTGTACTGTTGGTGAATACTCGCCATGAGCAACTCGGCTTTGACAACATTACGAAGAGGAACATTCAGGAATGCCTGAAAAGTTGAATACGGGGTTGCAACTCCGAAAGAATCGACCCGAACAGTGTACACCTCACGAGTTGCACAGTTGGTGCTCATTGATATACAATCATATTTAAATTTTCACGGCAATCGCCGCCAGAGCCGCGAGTGCGTTGATGGTTGAAATAACAGCCGTATCCTGAACAACATGAAAGACTTCATTTACATTCAGCTGAGCGTGGTGAAAAGCTATATCATTCACAGCATCTGGTACGAGACTGAGTGTTGCCCCTCGTACCACGTGTTTTCGTAAAAATACACCGGACCGGACCGTCCGCTGTACAATGGGGTGTCGTTCAATGCGACGAATCGCAATACGTGTATGCACACATGGTTTGTTCATTCCCTAATAAGATTTTAGATTTTTAATAATCTTGTTTGCATTTCTCTGTGCCCCAGACACATCACGTTTTTTGATTCTGCGAATCAAGTTTCGAACGATGGATACATTTTTGGGTGCGAGATTCTGAAGCGCTCCGAGACGGGCGACATTCTTCTGACCCTTTTCAGGATTGTTCCCCGTGAGAGGATTGCGCTTCTTTATTCCTGGAAACACAAATGAACCAGCGAGTACTGTAAGAACAGAATCGTACAACTTTTTCAGACGCTCAATTGGCAATCCATATGCACGTGAATATACTGGATGTATATCATCTCTACTCGAACCTGGAACATACGCTAATGTAGAATCAACAAAATCAATGGGTTGCTGACCTGGAAACTGAATACGGAACTGTGTCACCTGGTACAGTGTCTTGCCAGTTGCTGGAAGAACTTTAATGTCAGGTACAAAATCAGACACGATCAAACGAGCATTTGTTCGTGTGTATTTGCGGTTCAACCACGCAACAAATCCAGTCACGTGACGAAACATCAATGTCTTCATGATCAAGGCTCTTCGCTGCGCTTCACGCTTCGACAACTTCTTGGAGACGGCAAATGTAAAATCAAAGTCACGTGTATCAATCACCTTTTTGGGTGCTTTGAGTCCACGCGCCTCGAGGTACAGTTTGACCCCCATTCCTCCGCCCAACAAAGGCACAAACAGATTTCTGTACACGCGAAGAAGAGCTCTGTTTTTACGACAATACTGTACGAACAACTGCGGAAGCTCACGTATCACAGAAATTCTACTCAATAGTGGTGCATGATCAGGTCCTGCACGAACAAGGACTCGTCCTGCATCACACAGCATAATTTCAGCCGGGAACAACCCACCGTGAAAGCCTGTTCTCTTTGCAGATGAATAAAATCCATCATACCCATTCTGAATCAAATAATCACGTGCAAATAAACGAAAGACATCGCCGTTGATGTTTGTCACAGAGAGACGTTGACCTGGCGCCCATGGTCTGTTTTTAAACCCAGGTGGAAGCCGTCTCGAAATAAGCTTTTGATATGCAAGCGCTTGTTGACCCCGGGTGATGTTCGTTCCGAGTGCAAACTGGAGTCCAGTGCGTGTGTCTTTTGTCAAAAACTTGAATACATTTTTGATGTTTGTATGGTTCAGTACAAAAAGACGCAGAGGGCGTTTGGTTACATATGGACACACACTCCCATAGGCTCGGGCGACGCGAGGACTCAGTGTCGCGAAAAATATTCGAGTATCCTTGAGCAGAGTCTTGCATCCTACGGTTTTGTTTTCAAATCCCTTGTAAAGGCGCGTACCGCCTGGAAAAACTACAGTGTCCATCTAATTTAACCTGATATTTCTTTTTATTCTTCGCATCGCTGGATGATACGAGCTTTAAGGATAAACTTTCATATTATGTAATGTCCCAGCCGTGTATATTCCTATCAACACCGTGCTACGGAGGACTGTGTCTTCAAGCGTACGCCGAGTCGATCATCAAGTTACAGAACATGTGCGGCAAGTACGGAGTTCAGCTGATGCTCGATACGACTGAAAACGAGTCACTCGTTCACCGCGCCCGAAACATTTCAGTTGCGCGATTCATGCAAAAGGCGACACAGGCGACGCATTTTTTGTTCATTGATGCCGATGTACACTTTGAACCAGAGGCTGTTATGCGTCTGCTATCATCGGGTCACGACGTGTCGTGTGCAGTCTACCCCAAAAAGGTGATTATGTGGGAGCAAGCGGCGGCGGCAATTTCTTCTGGGAAGGATATCAACAAGGCGGCGGCGGCTCTCGTGATGAATTTTAAATATGCCAACTCACAGGTTGTGAATGGTTTCGTCGAGGTGCTCGACGGACCGACTGGCTTTCTCATGATTAAACGCGAAGTGATTGAACGCATGTATGCTCAGTATCCAGAACTCAACTGCAAAAATGATCACCAGAATCGTGATTTTGATGACTATTGTGCGGTGTTTGATTGTATGATTGATCCGGTGACTCGTCGGTACCTGTCTGAGGATTACGCCTTTTGTCGTCGTTGGCAGCAAATGGGTGGAAAAATTTACGCAGACGTCACAACGACGCTCGGACACGTTGGAAACCTACGGTTCATCGGAAAACTCGAAGATCGTATTAAAAGCTCAGCTTAGAGATTCAAGTTGTATTTTTGTCATGTACGTTGTGTGCGTGACGCGTAACAAATCTATTGCCGTGACGACGCTGCACTCGCTCATGACGCTCACCATGTACGCGAATCGGCGACAGATTCACATTGAGCACGTGTTTGTTGAGGGACTTTCAGCTCTTCCCAAGTTGATGAAGTCTGGTGAACGAATCATCTGGTTTGACTATGGAACAAATCTTGATCAGGAGTCCATCCCTCGCATGCTTGCACCGATGGACAAGGATATCAAGGTGCTCGTCTTTCCAGCGGTTGTCGAGGGTGTCGACTGGGACATGTTCCGTAAAAAGACAGAGGCGGGATCGACAGAGCCCATCCATCAACGCGCTCTCAATTTCGACACGGATGTCGACAAGAAGATTAATGGTACTGATATTTACGATGTAAATACTACCAGTGCCCGTGTGTGGGTGATGGATTCCAAGCCAATTGACAAGAAGCTTCGTGGTCAGACGTATGATTCCTACGATCAGCTGTTTACAAAAATCAAAGGCGCGGGCATTCGCATCGCCGCATACGCAGACGCTGTTGTCGTGCGCCACTACACACACGAGTGTCTCGGAAATATTCTCGAGATGCCCGGTGTAGCCATGGGTCCATAAAACACGTAATGTCCTCACCTAAGGACATCAGACTTTACAAAATAAACAAAATGTACGAAGACGCTGTCAAGCAGTATATTCACAAGGTGTGGGAATCCACTGATCCATCATGGTTTCCCGGACCTCAACCGGTATCTATTGAACGCCGGCATTTCAGGGTGCTCAAGTCTCAACCGTACGTCGTGTGTGAAAAGACGGATGGCGTGCGTCACATGCTCGTGTGCTTTGAAGCACCCGACGGCAAAAAGATTTGTGCACTCGTCGATCGCGCCTTTCATTTGACGTTTACGACCTTGACTGTTCCACGTGACACGGTTCTCGACGGCGAACTCATGGATGGTGTGTACTACGTGTATGATGCCGTGCGTATCAAGGGTGAAGATTTACGCAAAAAGACGCTGACTGAACGTCTTTCAAAGGCAACGGCAGTGACTAAAACGATTTTGAAACAACCCAAACTCCAAGTCAAGGTGAAAGACATGATTCCGTTGAGTGAAGTTGGACAGTTGAAGCTGTCTGAAAAGTCTGATGGTCTCATTTTTACACCCGTTGAAGACCCTATTCGCATCGGTACACACGAAACGCTGTTCAAATGGAAACCCCGTCAGCTCATCACTATTGATTTTTTGGTCAAGAATGGCAAGGATTTGTTCATCCAGGATCGTGGAAATTTGCGGCTAGAGGCGGAACTTCATATAAGTATTCGCCCATACCCAGATGGCACCATTCTCGAATGCGATTACCGGGACAAGGGATGGACTCCAGTCAAGGAGCGTCGCGACAAGACATATCCCAACAACCGCCGCACGTATGATCGCACGATTGTGAATCTAAGGGAAAATATTCAACTGGAGGAATTTTCCAAACTATAAATAGATGACGCGTCACATAACCCTTGTGAAAAAATGGCCAGAAAGATATTTTAGTTCTTTATCTAAACCTGTACAATTTATGCGTGAACGTGAACTTTTGAAAAGGAAACGCACAGGTCAGTTTAAGCTGGGAAAATCAGACACGTTTGCCAAGTCTCACAAGTCTAAATGGACACTTCAGTTTCACAAGGTTTATCCCGGTCTCAAGTTTAACAAAAATGCCATTTCCACCAAGACGGGCATTGCGCGACAAGTGCTCAACACAGTGTACAACAGAGGACGGCGTGCGTGGCAGACGGGTGGAAGTCGACCAGGCATGACGGCGGATCAATGGGGGACGGCGCGCGTTTATAAATTTGTTTTGGTTTCAAAGAAAAAGGCTCCACTTAGTTGGTACAAAAATAAGGTGGACCCTAATAAAAATCTCCGTTTAAAGTAAATGTCCGCTGATCAGCTCAAGTTCTATGTCATCCCAGCCGTTCTTTATGCAGTTGTTGCCAGCCCTGCGGCATACCAGGCGACCAGCGGTGTTCTCGGAAGCTGGGTCGCTTCACCCGCGGGTTGTGCCAATATTGGTGGTTTGATCCTGCACGCCGTTGTGTTTATTCTGCTTGCTACACTCGCCATGAACCTATTCCCCAAGAAGGCGTCATACGGTCGTTCAATGTATGAAGGCAGCGACTACTAGACGTCATGGCACCAGCTCCTTATTTATTTACTATCTTTACGTTTTGAACAGTCCAATATATTGTGTTAGGCTTGAGAGTATTTGAGTTGCGTGCATAATAAGGATCTACGATGAATACACGATTTTTCTTAGAATTGTTTGCTTTCTGAGATCGAACCCATTCCACAATATTACCAGTTGGTTTACCATATTTGTGCCAAATAGTGCCTGGCATACTATGACGGCTAATGATTAGTCCTTTAGAATTACCTTTTGGAGGGACTATAAAGTAAGGTATATTATAATTAATACCAGCATAGTTCAATGGTCCATTATTTGAGCTGCTATTATTTCCCATGAGTTGTCTGAGACGTGCAGCGCGCGCTGCGTTCAGTCCAGACAATGGACGACGCGACGGCGAACGCGACGGCGAACGCGACGGCGAACGCGACTTGACGCGACCAAATAATAAAGTTCTCTTCATTAATTTAGTCTTTTATTTTTTTCATTGGATGAAACCTATACGTCATATTCACGCTTCGATAGTTCTGAACGTTCACGGTCAAGCTCTGGTGGAACCTGATTGTGAAGCGCGTGAGTGAGATCATTCACTTCGTCCCACGCAACACGACACTCTTTCGTATCCTCAAAGTTCTGACACAAAAGCTGAGCGTGCTCAATAGCCTGCTTTAACTTGTGCCGAATCTGCGCCTTCTTGCGCGGCTGAGCAATGCACACGACGGGACGAATGGACAACATCTTTGTTATATAAAAGTGCGACACCTTTATTACGTAAATGACACGTGGGCTGATGAATGCCGGAAACACGTGCTACTTCAACTCGGCTGTTCAATGCCTGGCGCATGTGCCGACCCTCGCCAATCGGTTTCTTCGCGAAGGACCTTACGAAGGTTCTTGCGAAGTGACTCGTGAATACTCAAAACTCGTCCGGTCACTGTGGACAAAGGGAAACGAGCCAATGGATGCAAATGATTTACTAGAAGCATTTCAGAGCAAGTTTACAGACTTTGTGCCTCGTCAGCAGCATGATGCACACGAAGCGGTTTTGTGTCTCTTGGATGCTCTCGAAAAGTCACTCGGACTCGATTACATCAAACCGATCTTTTACGGAAATGAGGAACAGGTTGTGATGTACCCCAACGGAAGGTCCTCGCGTACACATGAGTTTGTATCTTTGTTTGTGGATTCACCTGAACATATGATGAAATATGACAAGTACAACATTCTGAGCGACTATGTCGACGACGCTGGCAAAAAATACAACGCAGCTGCGATGCAAACGGTCATCAAAGAAACGGGACATTGTATGTCCGTCATCTTTACACAAAAGTGCCCTTCTGAACTCATTCCAGAAACATACAATGGCATGAAACTCTTTGGACTCGTGCTTCATTGGGGACTTTCAGCAAACAGCGGACACTATGCAGTTGTCCTCAAGCACAAAGGACAGTGGCGTTTGATTGATGATGACGTGGTCAAAAAAGTCGAAAAGCCTGACCCTCATACGATGTGTTCAATGGCGTGGTACAAAAAGATACGGGACTAACGTTCTTATTACACACGTGACTGACTTTCCACCTGCGGTGGAAAGGACTAAAAAGATGTAATGTGTCTGTCAAACATTGAGATGGGTTGGTGAGGTTAACAAAAATATGGAGTGCTCCATCTGCTACAGCGACGCTGGTCCTTTTCGCACACTGAGCTGCACACATGCATTTTGTGCCGATTGTATAAAGAGCTGGTACCTCAAGGGTACCGGTACCGGGTGCCCCATGTGTCGCCGTCCGATTTACTTTAAAGGTTTTCACTCGGTTCGCGACACATGGAACGAAGATTCTTGGGACATCAAATGCAACGAAGTTTTGAACGATGCATTTGATGCGCGGATAGAAGATGCAGTGGAAATAAGCCAAATTCTGCACAAAAAGTTTCGGAGAGAGATTCTGGACGACCTGATGGAGGACATGAAAGAGATTGAAAAGACGTTTCGGTTTCTCAAGTTTGATGGGTGCACCACTGAAGAGATTGACTACTTTCTCAACGAGACTGATTGTTACTTTTCAGATCGACACATCGACAAGTACAGCTGGGACAACGACCCCTTCAAGGAGAAGGTACCGCAGCAGCGAGCTAAAGGGTACCATTGCCTGAATTGGAAATGGAAATGAGTGTAATATGGAAGCAACTTCCTACCGATCTTGTGCGCGTAATTGTCCTCTTGTCTGATCCATCAATTGATACGCGTCTTTATTTTAAAATTCCACCAAATAAACTTGATGAGAATCGTGGCTGGCGCCTGTGGTACCTCCTCAAGTCACACGACGGACTCGTATACAACTTGGAGTCTCGAGCGCTTCATATTTTTAGAGTTCCCGGACGTCACGTTGTTCGTCGCCCGGTTGATTTTAACCGTTTGGATGCGTGGATTACTGTTTTCAACGAACATGAAAAGACACACGCACTTGAAACGTATTATGAAAATGGTGATTATCTCTTTACGTGTTCAACAGTTGCGTTTTATACAGAGATGCGGGTACTTTTAAGAGAATCTGGACTCGTGCGTTGCATAAATGTAGCGACAGGACACACATTCTGATTACACCATGATTTTGCAAATGTCTGAAATCTTGTAGATGATGTTAAACACCTGGTGGCGCTCTGCGGCATTCTTGGGCGGGTCGAGAATCTCGAGCTCAATCTGGTACTCCGTCGCCTCCTCGCTGTCCTTGTCGTCTACGTCCCCGCTCACCTCCGAAAGGTCGATAGAAAGACCCTTGCGCACAAAAGAGTACCGCTTACGCTTCTTGACACGAGTAAAGTTCTCATCAGTGTCTTCATTTCGGTCATACGGAACCTCTGAAGAAATACCGATACGTGCATCCACTGGAAACCCGTTCAGAGGCTGATCATTCACATGAATGCGCTTCTTGATGACACACGACTCCATCTCATCCGTCACATCATTCATCACGACACGTTTGGACGCAGCCGTGTCATAATATACAGTTGACTGTGACTCATTCGTGCTTTCCCACTCATCAAACTTTCGAAGACGGCGAAGAACCTTTTCGAACGTTTGCTGACCGACATTTGTATCAAACTTGCCACGATTCACTTTGCCGAGACGAATCTCGATTTCGACATTCGGTGTATCCTTGTACGTCTCAATCGTATTCTCCCACGCGTTGAACAGCGCAGTCATAGTTTCCATTGTATTTTATGTGTTTGTTGTGTTTAAGTCCGCTGCCTGACAGACTTCCCGCTGGTCCTAGACGTCTAGGTCTTCTCCTGTATAGTTGTCCTCAATTGCGTCGACTCCGTAGATGAACTTTTGGTTTGCGTACGCCTTGCCGCGATAAGTCAGTGAGCCGCTCTTCACATCAATTTCTCGAGACGAAAATGGACCAGCGTAAATGTCCTCGTTGAACTTTGAACGACCGAGCACATTCTCTTGACAGTGCTGGTTGAAAATCTGGACAAACAACTTTTGGGGAATGTACTTGTCCACTCCGTACACCAGCTTGTCGCTCGCCAGAAAGTGCTGAAGAGGATTGGTCACCGTTGCCACCTGAGACTGCACCGTCTTGAAGTACGCAGGCAACACACCCCAGATGTCCTTTTTGGAGTACTTGCGTGAATAGTCCAGGTATGCCCGAACACACTTGCACAGAATGACTGGAATTTCAGCGTCAAGCTTTCCGTCGAGCTGCGGATCTGGCTGAGCAACCATACGTGCAAAGTTCCACGTCACGAGACGACGAAGTACCGACCCTGAGTTGTCGCGATAACTTGGCACCTCATTACCACCGAGAATACCAGGAACATTCCATGTCATTGACAGCGCCTTTTCATTCTTACGTGCGATGGACACATCCTCACCTGAAACCATCGACTGAAACTCAGCCTGTTCGAGCGCAAGGTCACCCTTCACCTCAGGACTGATGAACATGAACCCGTCGTGAATCGACCACAGACCAAACTTCTTTTCGATGTTGTTGGACAGTGTCCGCACATCCTCAGAGTCGTAAAATCGCTTGCACACCTTGGTGATGATTGTCGACTTGCCCGACCCGGCGATACCCTTGAGAAACGGAATCACCTGCCAGGCATCCTGATCGTTCGTGTCAAAACAAAGACGACCGATGAACACATACATCCAGTCCATAACATCCTGTGGAAATCGTTGGTACTCCATGATGGACTGAATTACAGGCGTCTTGATATCTTGCCACGTCTCGATAGACATGTTCTCCTCTGGAAACTCCTGGTCAAAAAACTTGCAACTCACAACTGTCGGATCGAGGTTTCCAATGTCGTTTGAACCATATGGGTAAAACTTGGACGTGTATCCACACTCATCCTCGGACCACTCCTTCCCTACAAAGATGCCATTCTGAAACGACCAGACTGTTCGGTTCTTGTGAATCTCAGGAAACTGAATGTCACGACACATTGACAGGTGAGTGACTGTATCGCGAACGATACTGCCCTTGCTCGTCATGTTGCGCCACATGTCATACTTGTCCTCTTTTTGTGTGTAAAAGTACACAAACTCTTTGATTTCCATGACGGGCTTCCACGCGCGAGTCAGATGACCACCCTCGGTCGTTTCAATTTGTTTACAGCACTGACCCTTGTAGCGCTTCATCTTTTGTGTGTACGTCTTGTTCAGAAGGTACAACAAGAGACGTTGATACGGACTCGCATCATCCTCTTCGTCAGCAGTGTCCATCGTTTTGCAGCGGAACAGTGACGAATCCATGTCACCGGACATTGGTGCAAACGTGGGACTGTTGATGCGTTCAAACGATCGAACGTACCTGAAAATGATTTCGTAGGCGTCGTCTGCGGTTTCGATGAGTCGCATCAGGCGAAAGGCGACGCGAAACTCGTCACCATTGACATCCTCAGAAGGTTTATCCTTGATCCCCAGTTCACTCGAACGGTGATACAACTCGGAGAAGAGGTTTACCAGGCGACGCTTCTGTTCCTGAATCCGCTCCAGATCTACATTCTGGGGCATACCATTCGGGTCCAGTTCGTCGTCTCGAAAAAATTGTCTAAATCCATTGGTGAGCGGCGCAAACCGATCACCTTTACAGGTGAGACCCATCTTTTCCTCGAGTTGACCGATGAAATGTTCGAGACGCTCTGGAGTGAGCGTTGATACTTCAGAGCGCATGACTTCCATGCGAATTTCGTGTGCGTGCTCAGGTGGTTGGTCCCGGTCAATTGTGTGCACCTGGGACATGTTCGTCATAGTACAAGAGAGTCACATTTTTTTAGGTCTGCGCTTCTGGAGCTGGAGCTGGAACTGGCTTTGCAGTCAGGGCGGTCAGTATCTTGATCAGGATAAGGTTCTGCTTCTCCATGTGCTTGGCGATCGATTGGGTTGCATCCTTCAGGCTGGCGAGGGAGGTGGCAATCGTCTCACCATCCTCAGTCGACAGGAAGTTAGCCAGAGCCTCCATTGGATCCATCATCTCCATATCTTCATCGTCGCACTCAAAGTCATCACCATCCATGTTATCAATCTCAGTATTATTGTCAGCCATTTACTGTAACTAGACAAAAAGGTTTGGACATGCGAACGCGCCTTCCCAGTGGTCTAAATTATTTTCTTGGCTAAGAGTACCAAGCTATCATGGCGGGCGGACTTATGCAGCTCGTTGCCTACGGCGCACAGGATGTTTACCTCACCGGCAACCCCAAGGTGACCTTCTTCCAGGCGGTGTACAAGCGCCACACCAACTTTGCCATGGAGTTGATCCAGCAGACGACGAACGGCTCTCCATCCAGCAGCGGCCGTGTGTCCGTGACCATTGCCCGCAACGGCGACCTGGTCGGCAACATGCACGTCGCCCTGACGCCCACATCCAACGTGCTGACGTCCAACAACGCCAACTTCGACACCAACTGGGTGGCTGAGCGTGCCATTGCCGCCGTTGAGCTGACGATCGGTGGTCAGCGCATTGACAAGCACTACCAGACCTGGTGGCGCCTGTACGCCGAGGTGTTCCTGAACGAGTCCGACAAGTACGCATGGGGCAAGATGACGACCATGTCCAACCCCATTGCCACGGGCACGCTCGCTCTGTCCCCATCCAAGGTGTACCTGCCTCTGCTGTTCTTCTTCAACCGCAACCCCGGTCTGTACCTGCCTCTGATTGCCCTGCAGTACCACGAGGTGCGCCTGGACTTCGACCTGACTGCCTATTACAGCAGCTACTTCGGCACGACCAACGCCTTCGAGGTGTGGGCCAACTACGTGTACCTGGACACTGAGGAGCGTCGCCGCTTCGCCCAGAAGGGTCACGAGTACCTGATCGAGCAGGTGCAGCACACTGGCGGTGACCAGCTGGCTACAACTGGCACTGAGGGCTCCGTCCAGCTGATCCGCCTGTCTTTCAACCACCCAGTGAAGGAGCTGGTGTGGTGCTACACCAACCCTGCAGCCAGCGCCTCGGCTCAGCTGAACGCCATGTGGAACTTCTGCACAGCCACTGGCAACGTGAACGTGACGTCCAACGTGCTGGCTTTCCAGGCAACCAACAACTACTTGGCACCCAATGCGACGGGTGTGCCACACCTGGTGTCCACTGCTGGTGCAGTCGCCGCCACATTCGGTCTGGGCAACAACGTCTTCTCTGGCAACGCCTACTGGATCGAGCAGGGCACCCAGGTCCTGGGTGGCACTGCTCCCGGTATCGAGGTGGGTCCTCTGCACCTGTTCAAGGTGATCCTGAACGGTCAGGACCGCTTCAAGGAGCAGTACGGCAACTACTTCAACCAGGTCCAGCCATTCTACCACCACACCGGTACCCCCTACCCCGGTATCTACACG